GTTATGGGTCGCTTGTGCTGTGTTGCTCTTGTTGTTTTCGGTATTTTTGCTCTTATTTCGATTCGCTTTAAGCAACTTCTTCGGCAGACCTCTGATCATAGATATGCTCGTCTCGAACCCCGAATCTGGAGAAATGACGTGATCTACCTGATCAATCGAATACGTGCCGTTAAAATAGTTACTGCTACAGTCTAAAGTGACCCCCTGTGATGGGTACGGGATCGTACTTCCAGCAAGAAGCTTACATTGTGCAGACAAGACGCGACCTTGTGATCTCTTAGCGCCAATAATCTTTCCAAGCTTGCGCTTCTTAGAATCTTTGCGCGTCGTGGTCGAGGACGTTTTGCTCTTTGCGGTTTGTGCGGTATCTTGTGAAGATTGATTCGCAGTATTTTTAGATTTGCTTTCGTTAAACGCTTTAAACTTTGCGTTATACGCCTCTAAAGCATTTTGATATTGACGTTCATTGAAGGGTCCCATGCTTCCTTGGTCATTTAAGAAATCGTTTGGATTTGGTTTAACGGGTCTGCGTATTACAGTCTCATCCGTTGCCGAGGTAATACCGCCTTGTAGCGGGACGTTCTCTTGAATGGCGATATGCTTAGTGGGTGTACGTATATAAGAGACAGAAGGGCTCTTAGCGCGAAAGCTAAGAGTGGACATATTAGATTGTACGCCACCATAAATCAGTTTAAGCCGAGCTTTATCATCTTGTGTAAAGAGCGGTACGAACTTATATTTGTTATCTTCTTCAATAATAGACAAGCCAATCGCCGCTAAATACTCGTATAAGAAGGCGACGTCACTTTCGCCTACTTGGACGAAAGGGTCGTCTTCAGATGCGTTTATCGCATCTTGAATTGTTGCATTTTCGAAAGTATAGCCTCGGTTTGGGTCTTTTTCTCGGTCTTGGTTTGCAATGTCTGCAAGCATATCCATATCATCGTAAACCGACTGCCAAGATTGCGTAAAGCTTGTGCCGTCGATCTCAAGGTTAATACCAGCACGCTCTACGAGTTGCATCACGACGTCTAAAGGGTTGCCGGACGTGAACGTCTTAAAACCCATCGTCTGTTTTGCGGTTAAGAAGCTCTCAAGTAAGACACGTACAGTCACACCCCCGTCACGAAAGTCGTAATCGAACGCCGCGACGTCAAACGTCCCGAAATCTTTGAACGCTTGTGTGAAGCCATACCGAAGCTGTACATAACTCCCTAGAGGCATAGCATCGGGTATTACATCGGCAGAGTTATTGCCTTTGAGAGTCTTAAGGCTGTCGAAGATAAAGACGATAGATGCTTTAGGTCGCTTAACGCGAGTCAATGTAATCTTTGTTTCGACAATGCGGCTACGATAGGAGTCATCGAGCTCTTTACCGTCTACAATGATCTGTAAAAACGGCTCGTATTCCGAGAAGCTCGCGGTGCTATACAGGTCGATATAGGTGGGTTCGCTCATCGTAAGAAACTCACAGGCGGTATCGAGATCAACGTATTTGCATCTAGTCCAAATGCGCCTTTATGTAAGTCAATCTCTGAGTTTACATCTGCAATCGCCCACCAATACTTCTCAGAGCCGAGGAACTTTAGCGACAGGGCGCGGAACGTATCGCCTTGTGTGGCGGTATAGAGGGTCAAGCCCTCGTCTGTCCAAGACGTAAATCTTCTAGACGTGACGATATTTGACTCATCTACCTCGCCATAGAAGTCAATTTGTGTACGTAGTGACAGGGCGTTATCGCTATATCTTGAATCTTTACGTAAAGGCATGATCGCTCCGTTTATTCTTGTTCTTTGCCTAGATAGGCGCGGGTTTCAATCAATGTCACTTGTGCACGTACCAATGTGGGACTAAGGTTGTTGTCTTGTCTCTCGATCGTATAGGACAGGCTGTCCATAACGCAGATAAACGGACGATCTAGGTACGAGAGCGTTTCTCCCATCTTAGCCTTAATAATAGGCGGTGCGGTATAGCCGTCTTGATTGACAGGCTCAGCGAGGCTACGCAAAAGTTTTAGCTTACTTAACAGAGGATCTGTTGTGGTCGTTGGAGTGTTTTGCGCTGATGTTTGTATTAAAAAAAGCTCGAAAGAGACCTCTACAGGGTCGGAGCTACCATATTGTGCATAGGCTTTAGCGCCCACAGGCGCGGTGTTGAACTTAAAGTTGGGCGCGTGCTTAATCGACACAGACGATGGGTTAAATTGGAAAGTGAAACTCTCGGTTGTACGCCGAGTTCTAGGGATATAGATGCTCAGTTCGCCCTTTTGTAGTGACATGCCCATGCTCCTGAGTAGGTTTTAGTAGAGTTTTCAAAAACTTTTTTATACGTTTTGCTCTCGACGTGGTACAAAAAAGTCTTCTAAGTGCGGAACAAGCGCCCTCGCAATCCTCCGACCCGCTTGTGGATCGAATGAAGCCATACCTGTCGTATCGTTCACGCTCACAGACAGCTTAACCTCTTTAGGCGCACTCGTCGTCGGTGAGCTTGTGACAAGCGATGACATGTCGGGCATCTCAACCCCCTGTTGTAAGGATGACATGTCTAGGGTGGTTGAACCGCCAAGAAGTTCTTGTATATCTTCACCTCCAGGCACCGCAGATGCTGATGGCTTTTTAAGCGCTTTTACAGCACTAGGCAGTTCAACAGACGCGAGCGCTTGGTCTTTCGCGCTTGTAAGGTTGCCCAAAGAGTCTGCGGCACCTTGTGCGCTATCCCCCATAAACCCAAAGTATTTCGCGAGCCGATAAATGCCGTAAATCAAAGCACCCACGACCGCTATAATGGCAATGATCACAATCAATACAGGCGCAAGACCTGTGCTAAGTGCAGTGCCCGCAATCGCAGATGCAAATAGACCCTTCGCAAGTATAAACGCAGTAATCGCTAAAATAGCCGTTATAGCCGTTAAAAAAATCGCTGCGATTTTATTCCTGCCCATAACGTCATAAAGGTACTGAAACCCTACAAACAACAAGTACAGAGCACCAAGAACAAGTCCTATCACGATCGCATATCCAAACGTGCTAAGACTGAGTACGCCCGAGCTAAAAGCAAGTGCCCTTTGAGCTCCAGCTAATCCGTTTGTCACAGTTGTATAAATAGCTCTTGCCTTAGTAGCGATGATTTCTCTTGTACCTAATAATTTTGCTGCAGCGGCAGCTGTTTTTGTAACACCGGTATAGATGATTATAGCCGCGTTATATGCCTTGGTAATCACAAAGTTCGCGAATAAGATGCCACCAAGAGCGCCTAGAGCCTGTAAAAGACCGCTCGCAAGGTAATCACCAAGAGTACCAATCGCACCTGAAACAGCATTTATGTCATCCTTAGAATCGGAAAAGGCTCCCGACACCACAGTATATGCCCTATACAGATGACCCAGAACCTCTACTAGAGCGTTGAATACCACGACGAAAGGTAAAATAACCGCGCCAAGAACCGCCCCAAAACCTTTCGCTAAGCCAACAAATATATTCTCAAACACAAACGACACAAAAGAGCCCAATTCATTCAGCACCAACGCGAGCGTCTGTACACCCGTAGACATTTGCGATAAGCGATTAGCTGTCGTCTCGTCAATCTTAGTAAAGAATGAAGGCAAAACCACCCCGACAATGATGCTCATAGCGTCTTTAAAGTCGTTAAATAACCCAACAATCACTTGGAAAGGCGCGGATAAACCCGACGTATCCATATTCTGTATAAGCGATATTAAAACCGTCAACAGCGCGATCGAGCCACCAAGCACACCCACGAACTTTAATATAGGCGCTAAAGACGTAAGCATTGTCTTTAATGTAGTACCAACAGCACTCATTGTGAGTACACCACCTTCGCCCACACCAAATACCGCGGTTAAGCCCTTTGTAATCTGCTGTAGAGCGACGACGATCCCCAGAGAACCGCCTGTAAACGCCAAAGCGCCCGTAAACTCTTTACCAACAACAATCAAACTCCCTAGAGCAGACGTGAGCCCATTAGACGATCGAAGCGAGTCGTCGAGACCCGTAATGAAATAGCGCAAGGTCTGTATGGAGAACATCTCGTAAGCCGCAGTCACTTTACCAATACGCTCGTTAAGCGAGAACGTCGCGGCATCTAAGAGGTCTGTTTGTCCTTTAACCGTACTGAGTACCAACTTCTGTGCGTTGGCAGAGTCATCTTGTGTTGCCTCTATGTCGTCCATGAACTTTTCAAAGCTTGCTTGGTTGACACCCGTGTCTTTCAGCCTCTTTTCAAGAATGTCGATAGATTTCATAACCCCGACAGCCTGTTGCGTCCCGAGAGCCTTGTAGATCATGGCTTCCACGACGGCAGAGCTCATTCCGCCACTTTCCATGCCTTTGCGTTTGCTTAACGCAGCCATGCCCTTTTCAATGAGCTTTTTTTGATTCGTTTCGTCCGGTAGCAAGTCTTTGCCAATAATAGCCGCGACGTCGGAGAGCTTACTTTTATCTTTGGCAGCGTCTCTTACCTTCCGTAAGAAGCCAACCAATTTCGAGAGCGTCTTAAACTCTCCATCTTGGCCGAGGAAATCTTCTGTAGCGATCCCTAGACGACGGAGCGCGAACTCTTTAACGGTCTTACGCTTAGTGGCTTTGCCTCTATCGGCATTAAACCAAGAGTTTGGATCGGCACGGGCTTTTGCGACTTCCATACTTGCGAGCAGATTTTTAAGCGCCCTAGACATAGCGAGCATATCGTTCGCCGCGATTGCAGCAGGTCGACCTGCGGTTTTAAGCGCGGCTAAGAAGCCGAGCATAACCTTCGGACCACCACTCTTGAATTCGAGCTCACCGACACCGCTCAGGCTCTCCATCATAATTTTAAGGTCTTCGAACGACACGTCTGCGCTGTTAATCGTCCGCAACATTCGATCAGCGTTTGTCGAGACCTCGCTTAAGCCGCCACCCAAAGAGTTTGCGCTTAGTACGAGCATCTTGCCCGCTTCTGAGAGGCTTAAAGCGCCACGCGAGGCGCTCGTAAACGCAAGCGCGGCGTCAAGTATTGGAGCCGTACCATCTTTTATAGGTTTGATGATGGTGTCAACGCCAAGACCCGATTGCTTAAACTGCTTAAAGAGCATAGCGATCTGAGTATAGCTGAACTCCGTAGAGCGAGCCAATTGAGAGATTTTCTTTTCAATCCCGCTATACTCCGCGTCCATCGCGCGTATATCGTCTTTAACGTCCTTGCTTAGTTTGTTGAACGCTATAGAATTTTGGTCTAAGAGGAAGTTCCCTGTACGTCCAATGACGATCTGTACATCGGTCATGGCGTTTTGGGCTTCGATGAAGGCTTTAGAAGATGCTGTATGTAACCCGTTAAAGGCTTTATTAAGCCCTTGAACCATTACAGTCACTTGTTGGACACCATCTACAAGGTTCGCCATCGCTTGTGACGTATCTTCTGTGGATTGTGTAGTCTTATCGGCGGCAGGAGCGACGCCTCTAAGCGCTTCTGCAAGCGCTTTAATTTCGGCAAGACCTTCGACATTTATTTTAACTGTTTGTGTAGTGTCCGACATGACGTTTACCTTTTTTGTGCGCGGCGTTCTCTCTCACAAATGTCTTCGTAAGCCTCAACATACAGCTTACGCTTAGAAGTCGCTAAACTCAAGGTATCGGTTTCACTCCAGCCCCAACGCTCGGCAAAGGCAACGACGAGATTGACTAAGCCTTTCTTAACTTTCTGCGAGTGGTCTTCCCACGCATCTTGGGCGTTTCCTTTTGCGTGGGCGAATTGAAAAAACGCGACACGTCAATGTTATGCTGAGATGCCTTCCCACATGCAGTACAGTCATGGTCTAAAATGGTATTAACGCCGGGCGCTTCTTCAGCGACCTGTGTGAAGATTTCAACACGTTCACGGCTCGTAAGCCTGCGGAACATTTCTTCGGTTGGTCGAATAGACATATTACCGAGCTTAGAGACGCACATGCCGAGTGTACTAGAGACGATGCGCTCTTGTGGGAGCTTAGCCATGAGCTCTTGTTGTTTGCCTGTTAAGAACGCCCATGTGCCTTCTGTATGCATCTGATCCTCAAAGAAGATGCCGTTGCTCATGACGAATGGGATTTCCTGCTTATCGCCTTCCCAATCATAGACCTCAAGGTCTTCGATATTCAAGACGTGCATATCTTGGTTCCCGCAGGAATCGCACGGCAGACCCATTTCGATCTCGGACGAGTCTCCTAGAGCGCGGATACAGAAGAACAGGAAGTCTCTGTCATACGAGCACATCTTATGGACGTATTCGGTCTTAATGAGCTCGTTCGGGTCGCGCTTACGCGACACAAGACCCTCTATCTCTTGGATAGAGCGCCTAAGAAGGATAGTCTGCGCTTTAGCTCCGTTATTTTGGATCGAGCGCGCAGACATGTTTTCTTCATCATATCCATTCATTTCAGAGATTGTGACCGTCTTATAGACAGTCCCTTCGATTTCAAGCCCTACAGGTAGGGTGACAGTTTCGTTGCCAAATGACATTATTATATCCTTAAGTGATTAGTAGGTTTTAGTAGAGTTTTCAAAAACTTTATTATCGAGGAGCACCCTCAGCGCTGTACTTATTCTCTACGATGCCCTCGTGAGCGAGCTCTAAAGTCTCAATCAGAATGTCGTTGCCCGTAGCGTCGAGATCAGCGATTTGACGACTTACACAAAATGCCTTTTGAAGAACAAACTCGCGCTCAGTACGGTTTCCGTCTTTAGACAGCACCTTAATATTAACGTCGAGTCGCTGATCAGCGGCAGCATTATTTGGATCAAAAACGGAGTTGATCCAATCTATAACATCAGAGTCTGTAGTTAAGCCACGCTCTAGAGTTACGTTCTCGTAAGAAACCTGCCCCGGAAACTTCTTAGTCGTCACAGAATCTCCACCCTCGCGGTACTCGATGACCTCGACAGAGGTAGACAAGCCTGAAACTTTTTGAAACTGCAGGCTATCGTAGTTTGGAATGGTCACCTTAAACTTAAAATTACGTGAATACACTGATGCCATGATTAGCTCTCCTCAATCTCAGAACCGCTCTGGGTCTGAGAGAACGTAAAGATGATGAACTCGGCAGGACGGTGTAAGCTTACACCAATACGCCCACGAAGGATGCCGTTTTCAATGTCCGTTGCTGTCATTGTGTTCTGATTAATCTCAACAAAGAACGCCTCACGCGTCGAAGCGCCCGCGAGGTTTCCGTCTTGCCACTCTTGGCTTAAGAACTGAGTAATAATCTGTGTCAAGAGTGACCAAAGCGTAGGGCTGTTCTTTTGGAAAACAGCGAAGCGGCTGCTAAGACGTACGCTCTCCTCGATATATGTAAGCGTACGACGGACGCTCACGTACCTAAAGTTTGGGTCACTAGAGAGTGTACGACCGCCAAAGACGAAGATCGCCTTACCGCCCGTCGGTTGGTCAAGCAGTCGAATACAGTTTACGCCAATAGGGTTAAGCGTCCCCTGCTCCTTGTCCGAAACAAGTGACTCTAAGCCAAGAACACCACGAAGCAACCCGTTATTGTTTACACCTGCAGGGGTCGCGCTAATGCCACCCTGTGGTGCAGGGAGCCCATCAACACGTCCATAAAGACCCGCAACATGTCCACTTGGAGCAATCGTAAGCGTGGCACGGCTCTGAGGACGATCAGGGTCTTGGATCGTGAGGTGTGGGTAGTACATCGCTCCCCAATGTGAGTTCGCCCCAAGCGTAACCTCGCGATAGATCTTAATCTCAGCGGGGGTCTTTCCACTCGGTGCGTCTAAGATCGCGAACATATTGGCGCGGCTCTTAGCATACTCAAGCATCATAGCGTGGAATGAAGCGTCCGCCTTAATCCCCCATGATGTAGAGGTGATCGAGGGTGGCACACACAGAAGGCTCGCATCTGTAATCGGGTTAAGCGCGTTCAAGCCCTTACCAATGGCTTCAGAACCCAAAAACATCGCAGACGTAAAGGTCGAGTGCTCGTCTTGTCCACCTGAAAGCGCTTTACCTGTTGCAAGTGCTGTATCTGTGAGGTCAATCTCGCCCACACTAGAGGTGATCGTGGTCGTGCTCTTAATATACTCTGAGCCAAGATCGGGATCATTGATCGTAAGGTCGAAATTGGTCGCTGAGTCATAGCCAACGCTTAAGCTATTCCACTGCTCAAGCGCAACACCCTGTGCATTCTGTACAGTCACAGAATACTCTAGGCTAATAAGTGTCGAGTCCGTCGCAAGGAAGTCATTAACGAGCGCATCTTGCAGGTAGATAATATGCTCAAGAACGCCTGAGTTAAGAACAGACTCTACACGAACGACAACAGCAAGCTCATCTGTTGTAACGGTGCTTACAGTCTTACTGAGCTTAATAATAGAGCCCGCAGAGAGCCCGATGGTAGAGCTCACCTTAATCTCAGTATCGGCAACAGACGCATCTGCGGTCAAGTCGTTCCCCGCACCCGCTGATGGGTGTAGCGAGTCGAGCAGAACCTTGACGTTTAAAGAGTTCGCGTCCTCTCCGGGAGAGACAGTTCCACGGAATCCAGCCTCGATGTTAATGGTGTCTGTGCTTCCATCGAGTGAGAGGCTTAGAGAAGCGGCGCTTGCGCTCTCGACACCTGTAGCGGTGTCGTACGCAGACAGGCGCACGAAGTACGCCTTAGAGCCACCATTGTCGAAGAAGCCTTGTACCGCATACTCAGCAGACTCGCCGTTAATCGAGCCACCGAAGATGCGCTTAAACTCAGCAAAGCTAAAGACGGGAACAGGCTTATGCGCGGGTCCGCGCTTAGTAAAGCCAAAGAAAGCCGCTACGCCCGTACCCGCTTCAATGATTGGGGTACGTTGTGGGAGGGTTTCTTCAATGAAGACCCCAGGTGTGGTATATGCCATCTGTCTATCTCCTGTTAAGAGGGGAACCAAAAGGAAGTGTCGTCGTATCGAATCTCTCTATGTAGAGTGCGGACAGCTTGATCCGCGGTAGTGGCGACACCTTGATTATTGACAGGGACGATTTGTCCCTTATCTTGTCTATTCTTAACAGTATATGAGCGCAGGTGGATTTCTTCAACCACGCGAGTTGTCGTGTCATTCTCATCATTATCTATATCTGCAAGAATATCAAATGTCCATACCTTATGGTAGATTTTGCGGTCATTCTCAATTTCATCGGCAGTAAAGAAGTCTTCGCGGAAAATCCAATAAGATTCGTCACCTACAGTTAAAGAGTCTCTAGGGGCGAAGCGATTTTCGATCTTCCGCATGAGCTCACGATCTTCTTCCGCATAGAGCGTCCAAGAGTGTATCCGATAACAGAGTCGATACCAATGGGGCTGTTTGCGTGATCGGATCGTCTGTGCGACGGGGTCGTATTCGATTTGGTCTTCATGGAGCGAGTGTTCCATATCGACCTCGAAGTCCATAGACTCTAGTTCGATAGAGATCGCGGGGAAAGGTCGTTTGCGTTGTTCTTCCATATCTGGGAAGTCCATGAACGCAACGACAGTCTCTTGTTGTTGTCGATAGAGGCTTTGGATTGTGATCCCGCTAAAGGCATCAAGGAGCGCGGCTTCGATTTGGCTGAGTGGTTTAGCCATCGGTCATTCTCCTTACAATCTTAGGAGTGACGTGTCGTCGCACATAGGCGATCGTAACCGCCTGTAGATTAACGCGCATGACAGAAGGACCCCCGTATTTAACACGTTCGATGACGTCTTGTGTTGTCATAGCGACCTTATCGTCTTTGGACATGTCACCCACAAAAGTGCCTTGTGCGAAGTACGCGACGATCTTACTGCCTCTGCGCTCTACACGAAACACGCTCTCTAGATATTTATGTTCGGGAGCGTTTCCGATTTTAATGCGTGGCAGTCTTGGGGGGATACGTGGAGACACTTGTGCGCGACGTATAGATTTCTGTAGGTTTTTCAGAAACTTTTCTGCACTTTTAACGCCTGTTAAGGTCATCTTCATGACTCTATGTCCTCAACAGCAAACATTAAATACCAAAGAGGTCCATCGCCCTCGTCTCCATGTTTCGTCACGGAGATGATCTTACAGCGCACCCCACGAATCTCCACAATGTCATGGTCGCTAATGATTAACGAAGGGTCGTACGTCTTTCTAGGGTCATCGTAGTCCAACGGGTGGAATGCCTTAATAATTTGATCGGGTCCAAGACCCATCTCAAACCTGCGTAATTTAGCATCTCCCGTCGACGATGGGACGTTTTCTGTCTTACGCTCAGCAATCGTACACGTCAACGTAATCGGCTCAGAATACGTGCGTTTACGTTGGCGGTAAGGCGTCCCTTGTGAGGGCGCAGATGAAACATAGCGATAATACTCCACAGATGCGTCAAGACGCGCTAAATAGCGGTTAATCGCACGTTTCATCTGTGACCGCTTCATTACGTCACGCTTACCTGTCCAGCGGCGCTGTAAGACACCAATTGGTTCGTATTCTCTACGCGCAGTCGGTACGAATACTCCCCAACAGGAACACCTGTGTCCACGTACACGGACGCTTGGTTGTCCGACGTTAAGTACACATCGGTCACGGTTGAGAAGCTGTCTGTCGAACGCTGTACAGTATACGTCTCTAGGAATTCAGACAGAATGGGCGACCATGAAATCACAACGCTACTACCCGAAACCGCCAATGCGATCTCAGGCGCTGTCAAAGGTCTATCATAGACGTAAGAGGTCGCACGACACGTCCGTAGCGACATGCGCTGCATTGTGCCAACAACGACAGCTCCGTCTGCCTGTAAATTACACAGAACTTCATCAAGAGCATCTTTATACTCTTGTGCCAAACGATCCGCGAGGCGACCCCAAAAGCGAGCGCCCTCGTACGACATCTGTTGGTTGCTCTGTGTAAAACCGCCTGGTAGCGTCATCGTCTGTGTCGCTAATTCAGGCTGATCGGTCACGTCACCCGTGGCACCTTCGGCACCACGGACATAACACATCTCAATCGTAGCCTTCAGCTCTACCAAAAATTCGGCAGTTGTCGGCACTTGGTCGATTGAGTAAGAGGTCTGTAATGCTAAGTTGACGCGCATTAAGCCGCGGTCAACCGCATCTCGGTATATTTCATCCGAATAGTGTGGCAGAGAGGCTTCTTCATCGAACACAGCGTCATGAACTCTGCGTCTTATCCTCGTAATAAGCGAGTCGATGGAAGCCATAATCTCTCCTTATTTAGCACGCCCTGTTTGAATCAGCCATTTTGCCAACTCAGCGTCAAAGCTATACGTCTCACCATCTTTAATGTCGAAACGTGTACTGCCAAGACGCCCGCGCGAGTTCTTAATTGCTACAACTTTAACATACCTGTCGCGTGTGTCCACACCTTTAATATGCTTCGTCTGTGCAATCGACGGAACAGGGTCGGCTTTCGCCTTTGACTCGTCTTTTTCAATCGGAGCCACAGTCGCAACCTCTTTCTTCTCAGGAATCTGATTTTCGGTTGCAACAGGGAGAGATGCCACAGCCTTTTTCTTACGTCTAATGGTAGTCGTTTTACTCTCAGCCATGACATATACTCCTAATTAAGCGGTGATAAGGTGAACGCCGTGGCTCTCGTTCAAGACGCCTGCGCCAAAGATGCTGTACCAAGCGAGGCTGTGTTGACGACCAAAGTCCTCAACACCATTGTCGCGAAGCTCAACAGGCAGAGCGTCTGCAAGCGCGTACGCCTGATCGCCAAACATAGTCGCACGATAGAGGTCGATGCCCGCGCTACCACCACCTGCGGTTGAGTCACCTGCACCGTGAGTTGCATTGCCATCAAGCAAGAGCTCATAGCCCGGAGCGGTATTCTGTAAAAGAGCCGCCTGTACTTGAGCCGCAGCATTGTCTGCGCCCTGTGACCCGAGAGAGCCCGCAGCGCCATTACCCTGATTGGTAGAAGCAATGAAGATGACGTCTTCGTAGCGACCAATCTCACCCTTGAAGATAGCGCGAGCCTCGTTCTTATAGTGGTTGGCATTAACCCATTGAGTGTCACGCCTCAAGTAGCTCGCCTGTCGTGGGTGGACGAAGCACACATAGTAGTCATTATTGAACTTAGGGACGTTGTTCGTCTGAAGCTCAAGAACAGCGTTATGCACGTCCTCGACAGTCATAATATCGTCCGCAGCGACATTTGCCTGTGCCGAGTTGCCGCCTGCATAGATGGTATTCGAGAAGCCCGAAACGAGCTGATCACGAAGGTACAGATCGCGGGTGATCGCATAGTCACGCCCTAGAAGCATAGCGCTCTCGGTCATAAGCTCGTCGAAAGAAAGCTGAAGCGCCTTCTCAGAGACAGAGATCGCATTACCCCACTCTGTGACAGAGATGCTCTTAACACTTGAGCTAATGCTCTTAGTAGAGAGTGACGTACCCTCGGTGAGTTGACCACCGCGAGTAATGTCTGCATAGGTGACAAACTTAATGGTCTGTCCGGGCCCTGCGGTGAGATCGAGGCGGCGATTAGCGAACGCCTCGTACATCATTACGCCACGAGCCTCGTGAAGCGCCTGAATACTATAAATGTCTAAGAACGGGTGAAGCTCACCCGCGGTCTGCTGAATGTTACCAACTTGTGATACAGCCATGATTAACTCCTATTAGTTTCCTCGCGCTTTGGCGAGAAGCTCTGATTTAAGACGATTAAAATCTTCGGAAGAAAGGTTTGCGAGTTCAAACTTTTTGGAGGCATCAATGAGCCTATCATTAGTCTGAGTCTCGGCAGCGGCGGGAGCGGGCTTCGGCAGTTGTGAGCTTAATTCAGCGCGAGCTTGCTCGCGAGCCCGATTAAAGATAGCGTCTTCGCGTTGTTTCGCAACAGCGATGGAGGCGTCAATATCTTCTTCGGTAGATCCCTGTACAAGCTCAGTAAGCGTAAGTCCGCTCTCAGCAATCTTATTCGCCCTGTATACCTTTAACTCAGACTCCCGAACACGCAGAGCGGCTTCGGAAGCGACGCGCTCAAGCTGTTGCTGTAGCGCGATTTCTTTTTCTTCGAGAGCTTTTAGACGTTGTGCGACTTTTTCTTCAGCGGAGAGTTCAGATTGGGCTTTTTCTTCGAGGAGCTTCTTAGCTTCGTCTCTCTCGGAGACGAGAACCTTGAGCATATCGGAAGACTCTTGTAGCTTCTTAGAGAGGTCATCTCTAGAGGCGTCGAGATCGGAGAGTCTTTGGTAGAGCTTATCTTTCTCTTGCTGTCGAGCGCGTTCGACGGCTTGTTGCATCTCGTCTTTGTTAAAGGTGTCATTAGCTTGTGTGACCTCTTGGGCGGCGGGTGCGCTTTGAGCGAGGTCGTTCTGTGTGGCTGTAGTTTCGTTGGTTGCCATATCACTCATTGTGTGTCTTTCCTACAGGTTAAGTTGTGGTTAAGTTCTTAGCGAACGACAGAAGCGCGGGGCATAGCGCGCTCACGACCCTCGGCACCGTTCTCGAGCATAACAGCGCCATTAGGGAGCTGTGCTTGTGTACGTGTGCGAGGTACATTGGGAACGAGGAAGGCGCCGTCCATACCACGGTCACCACCGACCTCGGTGTTCATGCCCTCGACGGGGGCGACTGCTGGTGCATCTTGAGCGTTAAGTGAAGGTCCACGGCTCATAATAATCTCCTTAGCATAAGGGGAAGGGGGAGAGAAGATAGTGAAGTCTCTCTAGGGACGAGAGGAAAGTCAAGAAATCTTTTAATTAGATTTTGACGAGCGGTTTAAGTGGGTTTGCAAAAAAGTTGCTTAAGCCGCCTCTATATATATCATAGGTCGATTTGTTGACAGGTACAAACAAAAATGTATTCCAATATCTATGCGTTGTCGGACGAGCGGTGCAGAGCACCACTCGTATATAGATTTATTTGTATCGGTATATTATTATATTACACGAAAACTTTGTTTCTGTCAAGCGTTATTTTTGCCTTAGTGAAAATATCTTAATTCGCTGGTTCTATAGAGCACCCGCAGTTCGGGTGCGGCACATCGGGCACTTCGCTGATCTCATAGAGCCCCGTAAGCAAAACCCTAGAGGACAATTCAGCGCGAGTCCCTGTAGAGGCGGCGAAGACCTCACAGACCTCCGCGCCGCCGTAGTCCTTGTGTGACGAAGACAAGCGCCAATAGACGTACGAGACGCCTGCCTCTTGGTACATATCATAGAGTGTATCGTGAGCGAGGCGTTGTCTTTCGGTGCGGTCTATTCTAGAGATGCCTCTAATGAGCGCTGCGCCTTTGACGGTTTGGTACGGTGTCGGAGAGATTGTATCTAAGATCCGGCGTATCTTATCGTTTTCTGAGAGGTTTTCTTGCTGTTGTATAAGGACAGTATCGCGAAATGCGCGAGTAAACGAGCGCATAAGCGCCCGATCAGCTCTCTCGAAGGTTTGGTTACGCTTAAGCTGTAAGGCTCTGCCGATAAGTGCGACGCGATTGGGATCAACATCGAGGTCGATGCGCTGTAGCTGTTGTCTTGCTTGCTGTAGAGATTGTGAGATTGCGTTACCGGACGACAGCAGCACCTGGGAGCGAGTGCGTTGGTAGGCATCTAAGAAGCGTGCGCGAAGCTGATCTTCTGTGGGGTTCTGTGAGAGGGCGGGTAAGAGCGTCTGTTGTAAGATCGCAATATAGTTCGCCATAGAGGTAGGTTGGGTTAAGGGCTCGCGTCTAGGGAGCGTATCGACCTGTGCTTTCTTTACGGAGAGGGTGCGGTAGCCGTTCCTCTTAGTGTAGTAAGAGAGTGTAGAGCCCTCTATCTGTAACCCGTTGCTGTCTGCCATGAGTAGGTTTCCGTAGTGTTTTCAGTAAAATTAAGCGTCATTAGAGTCGGAGTTATCGGAAGTTTGTCCTCTTTCTTCCCTCTCGGACAGACGAGCGCCTTGTACATCGGGGTTTGGTCTTACAGGGTTCGGGTTACCCGAATTCTCAGGACGTACAAGCAAACTCCCAAAGTCATTCTCCATCGCGCTCATACGCTCATTTTCTTCCTCTACCTCGCGTAAGATACGATCAATCTGCCCACGAGAATACCCAAGACGCTCCATCTCTGAACGACGTGACGACAGCCCTAGACGTAAACGCCTCTCGGCACGATCAAGCTCAATACTCTCATTACGTGGTAACGCCTCTCCAAACACAATGTCCGTTTGGTACAGATGATTGGCAGGGTGTGCAGAAGCCTTAGCGTCGAACTCCTTATCTATCAAGCGCAGGACGCGTACAATCAATGCGTTAATCTGTCGAATGCCCTTAGAGAACGATTTGATCTTCGCCTTGCGTAAATTCAACATCGAGTTATAGGCGAGTGACCCCGACACCGCGCTCTGGTATTGGTGCGTCGGCGAAATCACCTGCTCAGGGATACCTGCGATCTCGAACATACTGCGACGGATACGATCGAAATACTGCAAGCTGGCGTCTAGTTCGCCATCTAAAGCTAAGTTCTCAATCGAAGCGTGCTCCGGAATACTCCATGTGCGATTCGCACCGCGCTCAAGATGCGATACCTTAATCCCCTTAACGATCGTCACGGGACTCCCGTGGTAGTTAATCACGTCCGAAATGTCCGTAGCCTTCTCATTCAGCTCGCGCTGTAGCGGCACGACGTACGCAATGTCCGAACGCCCGTAAAAATCTCCGCTTACAGGGTAGTTTGGAATATGTACGATAGGAATGACCCCTAGAGGGTTGACACGCACTTCTTCTTTGCCGTCATCATGGTAGTATATGACCTTATCGTCGAACCAACGCTCGACATGGTATTCAATCGTCTGTGACGGCTCCCCAAATTTCATCGGGTTCTCGTAGGTCATCGCGATAGATTGTGCGACGTTCTCGGTATATTTGGGGTAAGCGATTAAGACGCTATGCAGCTTACTCTGTGCAGGTCCGTGCGGTCCATAGAACGTCGGGAATACATAAGAGCTCGGTATAACCTCAATCTTAGGGTACTCGCCCATATACGAGTCGTTCTCTAAAGACACGCGCACGAAGCAGTCACCCGTAATCCCCGCCATCTGCGCCATGCTCATGCCCAATTCGTCGGCATCATTCTGTCGCCAAACGCGCTGAAGCGCCTTAGATAAGAAGTCAAGCGTCTGTGGCTCGAACTCCTCGGACTCTGGGTCGTCGGGAATGACGATCTTAAAACCGTCTTTCATCAAGAAGTCCGCGAGAATGTCCACAATCCTCGTACAGTAATTCATCGTGACGAAGTGGTCGTCGGGGTGGCGCGTCCGTAGCCAATGTGACCCACGATAGAAGCGGAAGAACTCATCATAACGCTTAATCCTAAGAGCATGTTTCTCGTAGTAGCCTGTTAAGAGCATTGAGATTTTGCTGTCGGGTCTCCCGAAAGGGGTCTTATCAATGATTGCCATCTAGTCTCTCCATTTATTAAAGACGCGATCATGTCTCCCGTGTGGGAGCATCGTAATCGTATTGGGTTCTTGAGATTTAATCCACGCTTCAACATCTGCGCGTTTAGTGGTGGCGATTTCGCCACGGTATAACATACGTCTTACGAGCGCTTCGGGTCTCGATAGCATATCTGCTATGGCGCTAATAGACAATCGCTGTTCACCACGCTGTTCGTCTTCCGTTGCGGGTAAAGCCTCTGCGTCCTCTGTGGTGTCGGTCATAAATAATGTCTGCCTCTCTAGTGATAGAGTCACCATAGTCAATGCCCCATGCTTTACGATGTATCAGCCAACACACCATCATAAGGCTATCGGCGTAGTCATCATGGGGCTTATCTAAGATTTTAGAGCCTTTGGCTTTAGGGGCTTCGATATTCATATATTTCCCGCGCCAATGCTTCTCTAGGTTCGTGGTTTGTTTAATAAAGCGTCGCCATTTGGCAGACTTCTGAGCGCCGTCGGACGCGGGGTAAGTGAGTCTGCCTTCAAAAAGCTCTTGGTACAGTAGTGTATAGCCTTCGTGTTTCGAGCGCGTGGTAAAAATGAAAGGCCACACCTCCACATCATCTTCGCGCAGGTCTGCATTGAGTCGGTCATAGATCGGGTCACCGCGTCCGGTCGCGTCTACCACGACACTAGAGAGGTTAAAGTTCCCTAAGAAGTGCATAATTTGTGGGTATTGGCGCTCGTGGTCATCGCCCTGTATCTCAAGCCAATTCAGCACATGGACGTGGAAGCGCGATTCACCGCTGCGGTCGAGGGGGTTATCCCACCAGACTTTTGCGATCGTGACGATTGTGGAGTCACTAGAGCGTCCAATGTCGATCCCAGCGACCAAATTATCGGTAGAGCGATCTTGATTAGCGAGTCCTGCGGTTAGGACGAATTGCGAGCCTTTGTGTGACAAGGTGCGACGTTTGCTGATGCCACATTCTTTCATAAGTTCCGGTGTAATAAAGAGCCCGCGCTCAAGAATCCAATGGAGTCGGTAGGACATACGAAAGTCATCGGAGTCGTATCCGAGGCGTTCGATTTCTTTGACGATATATTGTTCATAGCGAGGGTTATATTGCTGCGCTACAGTATAGTCGTATTCGAAGTGTGTCTTAAGTGTCTTTGTGTCCGAGTCGAGCGATTTAAGTCTGTTACGCTCACATGCCTCGTAGAAGTCACAGACCTTTGGCGCGGGAGTGCCGATTTTAATAATCGTTGCGCTTGTGGCGGCACCCATCGGGTGGATGCTCTTGCGTATCTTATAGTCTGCGATGTCTTGGGTTTCTTCGCATATAATGAGGTGGTAGGTCTTACCCTCGATCGCTGTCTGTGGACCCGCGCTATTAGAGTCGACACGCGACCCATTCGGGAGTTGTAAGACTTTGCGCCCAGAATTGAGGTTCATATCAATGTCGGGGTCTTGTAACACTTGTTGCATTGTCTCGCTTGTTAAGCGAGACGCCATGCGCGTGTGCATAATGCCTGCGAGTTCGTAATTCGGTGCGAAGATGCCACACCAAAAGCCGTCTTTAAATTTAGAGATTCTCTCGTCTTTGGCGAGATCGGGCACTTGTGCCAACGTCGGTAGCAACACACACAGCGCAGGGACGACGCACGACACAGTCTCGGTCTTGCCACTCTGTCGTGAAAAGAGCGCGGTGATTTCTTCGGCATCTTCTAAGAGAACAGATTGACAGATGCGTAGCCCAAATTCCTCTTGGTACGGGTAGAGCTTAATTCCGCTCGCGGTCTTACAAAACGTAAACGCCTTGTCCGCTAAATCGAGTAAATCTTGTCTTGATAATATACGCATCTGCTTATTAGGTTTCCGTAGAGTTTTCAGTAAAATAGATCAGCGATTGTCGCCATCGCCCGATAAGCGATTCCTCGATTGACGATCCCTAAGCTTTTGCAGGTTCATCTCCGCGATCTCACCCAAATCAAAACCCAATTGACCGCTCAATTGCGCCACATACCAAAGCACGTCTCCCAATTCTTTGGCGATGTTCTGCTTTTGTTCAGCGCTTAATTCCATCTCAGAATCAGAATCGCGGATAATCTTCTTCAGCTTCTCAGCCACTTCTCCAGATTCTCCACATAATCCCAACGAAAGATAACATAACGCTGTCTTCGCATCTCTAGGATAGAACGCCGTCTCTCCCGTCTTCCTTTGGTAATATCTCATATCCATCTTAACAGCCCCAATCAATCGGACATTCTGTCTTCGCTAAAGCACACACGTCCGAATATATGTTCTGCACATACACCGCATACATGCCCCCCAAACCCTCACACTCGCCGTTCGGTCCCGCGTTATACTTCGCAGCACCCTCACACGTCCCATGCTCCCGATATAAACGAATCGCATGGAATATCCCCGATACACGCAAATCGCAATCCTTACAAGGCGCGTACTTGCGGTACGTCTGCATCGACGACCTCGCTCCCGCATTCGAAACAACGTCGTTCGTGAAACCCGTCTCTTTAATCGCAACCGATAATACCCATAATCTCTCGTCAAACGTGATCTTAGGATCAAAATCAGCCACGTATGGCGCAGATTGGTCGAAGCGCTTATAATGCCCCTCGAAATTGTCCATAAAACGATTTAAACGCAAACACTCCGAAAGACGCTTGCCACCCGTTTGACGTACCATCTTCTCTAAATACGTCGGGCTCACTTGTACTCCCTGTGGCATATGTGCCGTGTACGACACAGGAAGAAATAACGCACACATCTCTAATGGTGTCATGGCTTACGCGCCCCCGGATAACCCTTAATCTCAAATCGGGACAAACTCCACGCCTGCTGTAAAAGCCACGAAACCGTACGATCCTGTCGAATACTCTCTCGTTCAATCTCACGCATCATTCCGTCCGGAAAATACACAGACTTCTTGTTGTTCTTACAACGATTCTCTGATTGAGACATTTTCTCTCCTTTTTTGACACGTATATGTCAATGGGTTTGTTTATAGTTGTGTGGCATTAGTGCGACACATACGGTAAGGTAGCACACATTACATATCTTGTCAATGATTATTTGACGCTAAGGGCGAATATGATAAAATCGGTTTAAACATCGACACTAGGAGTTTGTATGTCTGCACCCATTTTTTCTGAATCATCATACAAGACAGATTTGATTTTCAAGGCGCTGAGCGCAGGAATTATCCCAGCGATGATGTGGGTCAATTCGCTTAGTAGTGACGTAGCGGTTCTTAAGTCACGTCTTGAAGCCGTCGAGAGCACGGTTGACAAAATGGGCGAAGACCTTAATAAAGCCGCCAAGACCACTCACGAAAACGCGATTAAATTAGAGGCGATTACACAGAGCCTCAATCAAATCCATACAATGCTTGCGGAGACACGCCAAGAAATTCGCACATTAAACAACTCTCTGCTTGGCGGTCACGGAAGTCGATAAATGCGTAACGCCCTCGTTATCTCAGGGTTCGTGTTATGCTTTTTGCTGATTCTAATCAGGTCACGAGCCCAAAATACACAAACAAAACCAAAAATTAAAGTCGAAAAACACTACGAAAGCTATGCAGGGCAAAACGTCCTCACAGAAGATATCGACCATGAGTTGTTCGACGTCTTGCTAAGGGTAGAGCACGAAGTCTCTAAGACATGGGACGAGTCCGATGCCCTACGTTATAAATTAACGGCTCCAGTCCAACCCCAAGAGCCGCTCGACCTCGACAACACTTCCAAGTGACTCCGCATCTCTAATACGAACGTACGTCCCTGTTGATTCGTTAATAGAGCCGTACACCTTCAATGTCGATCCCCCGACGATCCTAGAGTCACCGCCCTCTATGTAGTCACCAATCGCGTCACAAACACACTTACGCACGTTGTCTTCGTCCGGCTTAACCGCATGCAGTAAACGACCCTCGGAATACTTGTACGTCCCATCCACGAATTGCGTATTGAGCTTTTTTGTTCGTGAAAAGACCGCTACGACGTCCACCACTAGACCGCCACATAACGGTAGCTTACAGTCCAACGTCGCAACCGCAGATAGAAATGACTCACGCAACGCTCGCTCATAATCCAGCGTCTCTTGTGGCGTATACGTGCTAATACGTCCGTTACGCCTCACAGTCCGAGCCCTCTGTTTCCCTCTAGGGTCTGCGCCACAAAAGAAACGTAAATCAAACATCTTCGGACGCCAATGCCTTCGGTGCTGAAGGCGCGTCCCATACACGCTCCGTGTTCGCAACTGTATATGTCTTGTTAAATACAGATGCCAATAAGTTGCGCTCGCTCCCGCTGTATTGTAACGTCACGCGATCCACGTAGCCACCACCACGACGTGAACCCTCTTTGATCGCCTCGACCTTAGAGTGTGACCAATAAACGCCCTCTGCCGTCGTTAATACATACATATTCATCATCTTCATGGCTTTGCTCCTTATCGCTCTTAGTTGATGATATGCTCTTTATATCTTATGCAAATATTGTTGTCAAGGATTTTCTCAATTTTCTCATTAATAGATTCTTAAAATCACACAAGCACGATACCGATAGATTTCCACAGGTTTTTCAGTAAAATTTTAAACCTTACATTTTCATTTTGCCCTCTAGTGT